CGGAGTCCGGTGAGTTCGCCTACCGACGTGGGTGTTGTGAGATGGCGAAGGGCTGGGGGAAGTCCCCGCTTCTCGCGTCCGTGGCGATCGCTGAGCTTGTGCTGCCGGTCCTGTTCGCCGGGTGGGACGGGAACGGGGAGCCGGTCGCTCGCCCGTGGGGGACAGCAGACTCGCCACCGCCGTGGGTGCAGATCGCGGCGGTGAGTGAAGACCAGACCGACAACACCTACCTGACCCTCTACGAGATGCTCGTTGCCAACGACGGGCGCGCCGCGTCTGATCTCGGCATCGACGTCGGGCGGACCCGGCTGTACCTGTCGGGCAAGCCCGGCCGCCTCGAGCCCGTGACCGCGGCCGCCGGGTCGCGCGAGGGCCAGCGGGTGACATTCGCGGTGCTCGACGAAACGCATCTCTGGACGACCCAGAACAAGGGGCTCAAGCTCGCCCGCACCCTCCGGCGGAACGCGGCGAAGATGGGTGGGCGGACCTTCGAGACGACCAACGCTCCTGAGCTGGGTGAGAACTCGGTCGCGGAGCGCTCCGGCAACGACTACGACTCCGGTGAGCCCGGCATCCTGTTCATCGCCCGGCGCCCCGAGATCGAGCCCGACCCCTCGTGGACGGACGAGCGACTCAGGACAGAGATCGCCTACTGCTACGGTGATGCCCGATGGATCGACCCTGACCGCTTGGTCGCGGAGATCCGCGATCCGGCGACGCCTTGGAACGACGCGCTGCGCTTCTACTTCAACATCCGAACGGCTGGTGCCGGCAAGGCGATCGACCCGCGGCGCTGGGATGAGCTCGCGTCACCACAGGAGGTTCCCGCCGGTACGCCCGTTGGGTTGGGATTCAAGCACTCACACGGCGCGACGGTGCTCCGTGGCTGCACCCAGGAGGGCTACTCGTTCCTGATCGGGGCGTGGGCGCCACCACCCGGCGATCTTGACTGGTCGGTGTCTCGGGCAGAGGTCAACGAGGCGGTCGCGCAGGCGTTCGACACCTACACCGTCGGGCGCATGTTCTGCGATCCCCCGCAGTGGCGTACCGAGGTCGAGACGTGGGCCAAGGCGTTCGGGGATGAGATCGTGCTCGCGCTCGAGACTTCCTCGCCCCGCCGGTTCGCCCCGGCGGTGGACAGGTGGCTGGTGAGTCTGCGGGAGAAGACACACACGCACGATGGGGACCCGATGACCGGGCTGCATGTCCGCGCCGCGCATCTGCGGAAGGTCCGGGTCACCGACCCGGATGACGACTCGCGCACCATGTACGTGCTGATCCCTGGGTCCGAGGGCGGTCAGATCGCAGCGGCCGTGGCCGACGTGCTCTGCCTCGAGGCAGCGATGACCATGGAAGTGAGACCCGAGCCGGAGGTGGCGGTCGCATGGGTGTGAGGGATCGGCTCCGCCGCAAGCCTGTCGAGCGCTCGCCTGCCGAGCGTTCGCTCGATCAGTACCTCAGCTTCTTCTCCTACGGCGGTCTGAACTATGCCCTCACCGGTGGCGGCTCATTGCAAGGCACCAAGGAGGAGATCGGGTCGGGGCTCGTCGGCTACGCAACGGGTGGCCTGAAGTCCAACGGCGTCGTCTTCGCCTGTATGGCATTGAGGCTCCGCATCTTCTCCGACATCCGCTTCGGTTTCCGCGAGATGTCCAACGACGGGCGTCCCGGCAAGCTGACGGGCTCGCTCGACGGCCGCAACCCCGCATCCAAGGGACTCCGGCTCCTGGCTACTCCCGAGCCGGGGCTCACGACCGGCGACCTGCTCGCGCACATGATCTCCGACGTCGACCTCACCGGGAACGCATTCGTGCGGCGCAGTGGGGACACGCTGAAACGCCTGCGGCCGGATTGGGTGACGATCGTGATGGGCTCGCAACGGCCCGATAGCTCGGCCTGGGATCTCGACGCCGAGCTGATGGGCTACCTCTATCAGGAGGGCGGTCCCGGTCTCGGTCGTGATCCCATCGCGCTGTTCCCCGAGGAGGTTGCGCATTGGGCGCCGATGCCCGATCCGCTCTCGCCCCGGCGCGGTATGTCGTGGCTGACGCCGGTGCTCCGCGAGATCCAGGCCGACAGCGCCGCGACGACGCACAAGGAGCGCTTCTTCGCGAATGGCGCCACCGTGAACCTCGTGATGGAGTTCCCCGAGGGGACCTCGAAAGACCTCTATGACTCGGCGGTCACCGCCTTCAACGACGGACACCAGGGCGAGGCCAACGCTTACAAGACCCTGTTCCTGCTCGGCGCGACCGCCAAGACGATCGGCGCGGACTTCCAGCAGATGGATTTCAAGGCGACCCAGGGCGCCGGGGAAACACGGATCGCCGCTGCCGCGGGCGTCGGCCCGGTGCTGACGTTCCTGTCCGAGGGACTGCAAGGCTCGGCGCTCAACGCCGGCAACTTCGCCGCCGCCCGCCGTGCCGTCGGTGATATGACCTTCCGCCCGCTCTGGCGGAACCTCTCCGGATCGCTCGCCCACATCATCGAGACGCCCCCGAACAAAGAGCTTTGGTACGACGAGGGCGACTGCAAGTTCCTGCAGGAGGACGCGAAGGACGCCGCCGAGATCCAGCAGATCCTCGCGAATACGATCGCGACGCTCGTCAAAGAGGGCTACGAACCCGACTCTGTCGTAGATGCGGTGATAGCCGAGGACATGACGCTCCTCCGCCACGGCGGGCTGCTCTCGGTGCAGTTGCAGAAGCCGGGTGCAGCACCCAACGGCAAGGCTCTGGCCCTGTCGCCTATGGAGAAAGGCTGAGACGTGGATCGGGACCAAGCATTGCCTACCGAGAACCTGTTCCGGGCGATCTCCCCCGAGCTCGCATCCTCAAGGGTGCATGCCGGGACCAACGGTGATCCGCCGACGCTCTCGGGGCACTTCGCGGTGTTCAACCAGTGGGCCCGCATCGACTCCGCGCGCGAGGGCCTGTTCATGGAGCGCATCGCTCCTGGTGCCTTCGCGGAGTCGTTCGCCCGTGAGACACCCAAGATCATGTTCCAGCACGGCCGCGATCCGCAGATCGGGGAGAAGGTCATCGCCGCGCCGGCCACCGTCACGGAGGACGCGCGCGGAGCGCACTATACCGCGCCGCTGCTCGACGGGGTACCGGAGATGCTGGTCGACGGTCTCCGCAAAGGCGCCTACGGCGCGTCGATGCGGTTCGCCGTCGAGACCGATGATCTCGTTCGGCATCCCGCCGTGTCCGCTCACAACCCCGAAGGACTTCCTGAGCGCACGATCACACGTTTGAACGTCCCTGAGGGCGGGCCCGTCACATGGGGCGCCTACGCGGGTGCTACCGCGGTCGTGCGGTCGGTGACGGACGAGTTCCGGCCCCTGACCGTCGACGAGGAGATCGAGGACCTCGCCCGACGTGAGCCCGGGGAGCTCGCCAAGCGCATCGAGCGCGCACTGAACATGACCGACGCGCCCGGGAACCTGCATCTGAAGCCAAGCACCGAAGACGGGCCACCCGAGGAGACACCTCAGCCCGCCGTCATCACCGAGCCCGAGCCCAAGCTCGAACCCGGTACGGCACGCAACCTCTCGAAGGAGGACGAAGTGGCAGAGCAAGAGACCTACACCCCCGAGCAGAGGGTGGCCCGTGTCGCCGAGATCGAGGCCGAGTTGGCGTCCATCGGTAAGGAGCACTCCGGTGTCCTTCCCGCCGAGGCGCAGACCCGCTGGGACACGGCCGACGCGGACCTGACCAAGCTCAACGCCGACATCGCGGCATACGAGGACCGCAAGCGGCGCCTGGAGAGCATGGACGAACGGGGCAAGATCCCGGCCGATGAGCCTGCGCGGGCACCATTGCAGGTCATCCGCAAGCCCGAGAACATCTACGACAAGGCCGCGGTCTACCGTGACTCGCGGACGCCTGAGCACGCCAGCCAGCTCTTCCGCGAGAACGCCATGCGCGCCGTCGAGGGCGCCGTGTTCCCGCACGAGCGGGCGAACCAGGAAGACGCCAAGGGCCACGTCGCGCAGCTCCTCGCACACGACACGCGCGACGGCGAGATCGCGAAGCGCATCCTGACGACCGGCTCGCCCACCTATAAGCGGGCGTTCGGCAAGATGCTCGTCGCGGGCACGCTCGACGTGCTCACGTCCGAAGAGCGTGCGGTCATGGCCGAGGGTGCGGGCTCAACCGGTGGGTTCGCCATCACGTTCGAGCTCGACCCGACGATCGTGAAGACGTCCAACGGTGCGGTCAACCCGTATCGGCGCGTCTGCCGGGTCGTGTCCATCTCGGGAACCAACGAGTGGCGCGGTCTTAGCTCCGGCGCGGTCGTGGCGACGTATGAGGCGGAATCCACCGCAGCGGTGGACCGTTCTCCGACGCTCGCCCAGCCCGCGTTCCTGGCGAAGCGGGCACAGACCCTGATCGACTTCTCGATCGAGCTGCAGCAGGACTGGCCGCAGCTACAGACCGAGATGGCGGGTCTGATCCAGGACTCTAAGGACACCCTGGAGGCCGCGCAGTTCGCGACCGGCGTCGGCACCACCGTGTTCCCTCAGGGGATCGTGGTGGGCTTCACGAACACCGCAACGACCGGCACCACGACGGTGCTCGCGGTGAACGACATCTACAAGACCGAGGAGGCATTGGCCCCGCGGTTCCGTCCGAACGCGCAATGGTTCGCCAACCGGTTCATCTACAACAAGATCCGCCAGCTCGACACGGCTGGCGGGGCGAACCTGTGGGTGCCGGACCTCCGCACGGGGATCCCGAACAACGAGACCGGGAACACCGGCTACAACCTCATCGGTTACCCGGCGAATGAGTCCTCCGGGCTGGCGGCCTCGCTCGCAACGACGACGAAGCTGGCGGTGCTGTTCGACCCCTCCTACTTCGTGATCGTCGAGCGCGTCGGCATGGACATCGAGCTGATCCCCCACCTGTTCGATGCCACCACGAACTACCCGACCGGACGGCGGGCGATCTACGCGATGTGGCGCAACACCGGGCGTGTCTTCGACATCGCCGGTGGCGTGACCCTCGTGGGCCTGTAGGGAACGAGTCTCTGAACGGGGCGGGGCTTCGGCCCCGCCCCCGGGGGAGGAGAACGGATGGCAGCGATCAAGGCAGACCAGATGTACGTGGCGACCGAGTCATTCGTCACAGCGGACGGGATCCACTACCGCAAGGACACGACGCGGGTATCCGCTGCGCTCGTCAAGGCCAACAAGTGGGAGCACCTGTTCAAGCCGCTCGAGGTGCATCACGACGTCGAGGCCGCCACGGCGGCCCCGGGGGAGAAGCGACCCTAGATGGCCGTCCTCGATACCACCGGTGATGCACCGGCACTGCTCTCGAACGCGCAGACCGGCAACGGCGACTCGACGAACATCGCGTCGCGTCAGACGGGTGACATCGTCGGCGGCGGCGCGGTCGTCATCACGTCGGCGATCGGCGCCACGCCGACCGTGACCGTGAACATCCAGGGATCGGTCGATGGTGTTGCGTACTTCAACGTGCCTTATGCCCTCGTCGCGACCCCGCGGACCTTCGTCGTGACAGCCATCACCATCACGACGGCGGTGACCACGACATACCTGCTTCAAGAGAACGTGTTCTACCGCTTCTTCAAGCTCGTCTACTCGGCGAACACGAACGTGACCCTGACCGCGACGGTTTACCTGTAGAGGAGGTGCGCCGATGATCGAGGGTCGTACCGGTGGCACGCGCAGCCTCCGCGGCGTGCGTGAGGGGTTCGACCTCACCATCTTCGTCGACGGCAAGGAGACCGATGCCGGCGCGACGCCGACTATCACCGTGACCCGTGCCGATGGCACGGCCGTCGCTACCGCGGCAGCCACTACGAAGCCCGCATCGACGACGGGCCTCTACCGATGGACACCGGCGGCGCCTGACGTAGCCGAGGTCGAGCGGTATACGGCTGTGTGGATCGCGACGGTCGCCACGGTGGCTCAGACCTTCACGACGCGCCATGAGATCGTCGGAGGGTTCTACTGCGACCTCCAGGAGATCCGAGCCCAAGAGGGCCTCGAGGACCTCGGCCGCTTCCCGCATCAGCGCCTCATCGACGCCCGTCGTTGGTTCGAGGACCTCGCTGAGACGTTCTGCGGCCGGTCGTTCGTCCAGCGCTATGAGCGGGAGATCTTCTCCGGCGACGGCGGGACGGTCGTGTGGCTGGCGGAACAGCCCGCCACTGTCCTTCTGGCCGTCAGCATCGACGGGGTCGCCGTCACGCCGCTCACCGTGTTCGACCTCGCCACGAGTGGGCGCCTGGTCTATGAGGCCGGGTTCACGGTGGGTGACACGAACGTCGCGGTGTCCTACGTCCACGGCCAGTCTGAGCCTGATGGGACGCTGCGCGAAGCCGCCATCGAGGCGATCGCAGACCGTGTGCGGCGGGCGGTCACGAGCCTGTCGGATCGCACGGTGTCGATGGTCACGGGCGACGGCACCCTCAACTTCCAGCTCGCGGGCAGCGACGCCCCGACGGGGCTGCCGATGGTCGATCAGGTGCTCCGTGACCGGCGTGAAGCCCAGGTCGCCATCCGGTGAGCACCACCTTCGCCGTTGCCTCGATGATCCCCGCCGTGAAGGCGCGCGTGATCGCGCTCCTGACCGACGAGACGGCGTTCGCGGGGCTGCAGCTCTCCTACTCTCAGCCGGCAACTCGCCTTGAGCGTTCCTCGTTTTGGCTCGGCGAGACCACCGGACGCCACGACATCTCGGCGATCCGGGCGGGCCGTAAGCCCCGTACCGAGACGTTCGAGATCGACGGCTACATCTACGTCTGGAAGCCGTCGGGGCGGCCTGAGGAGGCCGAGGCCGAGGCGTTCACGCTGCTCGCCGCGATCGAGGACGTGTTGGCCGACGCGCCGCAGCTAGATCTCGGACCGTCATTGCAGTGGGCGAAGGTTGGCGCCATCAAGGGTACGGACTGCGGACCCCGCGAGACCGGCGCCGACGCGGTCATCCACTTCGCGATCGAGTGTCAAGCACGTCTGGACTGAGGGAGGACCCGTTGAAGCTCATCTATACCGGACCGCATGACGAGGTCGACGTACCCGGTCTGCAGATCACCGCCCGCCACGGTGAGTCCGTCGAGGTCGAGGACGTCGTCGCGAAGGAGCTGCTCGCCCAGGGCGGCCCGTGGGCCAAGGCAGGCCAGAAGGCCAAGGAGGACGCTGACCGATGACCGCCAAGTCCCAGCTCGGATACAAGGCCGAGACCACGTTCGGAACCTATATCGCGCCGGACAAGTTCATAGAGATCATCAGCGCGCCGGTCACCGCCGACTACGAGAGGATCAGCTCGCAGGGCTGGCGAGCCGGTCAGCGTGTGGAGTCCGAGCTCCGGTGGAAGGCTGGGCGAACCAACGTCAGCGGTACGGTCAACGCCGAGCTGCAGTCAAAAGGCATGGGTGGACTGTTCAAAGCCGCGTTCGGCACCAGCGTCATCACCACGCCGGGTGGCGGAACGACTTCACGCGATCACACCTACACGCTCGGCGACCTCGTCGGGGACTCCCTTACGATCCAGATCGGCGGGGAGCTGCGCGACCAGACCGTCCAAGCGCTGAACTTCCTCGGCTCCAAGGTGAACGGGTTCCACCTGTCCTGCCGGGTCGGTGAGCTCGCGATGACGAGCTTCGACATCTTCGGGCGCGACCTGGATACCGCGACCGCCCTGGTGACCGCGACCTACCCGACGACGCTAGAGACCTTCAGCTTCGTCGAGGGAGCGGTCACCGTCGGAGGTACAGCGACCCCGGTTCGCGAGGCGACATTCGATCTCGACAACCGCATGAACACCGACGACTACGCCTTCGGTTCCAAGCTCCGCCGTGACGTGCCGGAACCAGCGCTCCGCGTGGCGGGAGGCACGCTCGACGCCGACTGGGTGAACATGACGGCCTACAACCGGTTCGTCAACGGCACCATGGCCGCGCTCGTGCTGACCTTCACCGGCTCCATCATCGAGGCCGCGATCGCGTACAAGCTCTCGCTAACGGCGAACATCCGCA